AAACTAGATTCTAGTATATACTGGGTTTTTTCTCAATTCTTGGTTTTATATTAAAATATAACTTTTATACATTTTGGTTCCATGTGGAACATCTAAAAGGGGAAGCGGTTAAACTTCCCCTTTTTCATTAGATATTATCGAATGATGCTCCAGTAGGTGTTATTATGAACTCAACGTCGATGAATTCAAGTGAACGTGTTGGTTTGATATAAATCTTACCTCTAAGAGTGTTTGCATCAATGTCCTCAGGGTCATTTGATACGGTTACACGGAATTCGTATAAACCTCTTTCTCTCTTTATAGACTCAAGAATTGGGTTTACCAATCTCAAGAACTCGTTTCTTACTTGTTCGTCGTTTTGTTCGAATAGTAATCTAACTGCAACCGCTGAAATTAACTTTCTGGCTCTTAACAAGAGTCTTCTTACGTTAATTCTGTCCAACGCAGATTCTCTAACCTGAAGGGTTTTGTTACCCCATATGATTGTACCTGTATCTGAGAAGGTTGCGATTGGGTTAATTCTGTTTTTATACAATTCGTCTCTTTCGTCTAAGGTCAATTTCTTGGTTGCTTTGATGGCTTTTACCAATCCTCTTGAGTAACCCGCTACTGCGAACCAAGGGAATGACACATTATCCGTAAGGGCTATGTTTCTTACAACCTCACCTGTTGGTGGAACAAATAATTGGGTGGCGTTATCTTGGTCTCTAACTTGAATCCATGGCCAATAAGTGGCTGTATAGTTAGTGTCAAGAGAAACACCATCCAAAGCGTCTACCACTTCCTCAACTGTTGAGAAATTAGGTGGTGCTATGATATAAAGTGAATCCGCTCTATCATTTTCCATGATGTCGATTGCCTGTGCAGTCAATGAACTATGGTCATAGAAGTTGATACCAGGAGATGCGAATATGTTGATATCCACAGCTTCGGGGTTTGCGTAGGTCTCAAGACCTTTTAAGTATGAATAGTAGTCAGAGTTACCAACCGTAGTACTGAATACACCACCATTTGATGTGTTTCCACTAACATACGTTGGCTTTCCGAAGATATAAGAGTCTCCGAATGTTCTAACCTCTCTGTAAATGTCCCATCCGTCAAATCCACCACACACCGCAAAGGTGAATTTACGATAGTTGATGTTGGTCATAACATTATCAACACCTGATTGACCCTCTAAGTCGTAAGATGTAGTTGTGAATGTTGTACCTGTGATTGTTGATGCACTTGTAGATAAGTGGAAACCATTAGTAGTACCTACCGCTCCGGCCCCCTTATACTTAAATAAATCCTTATCAAATCCTGTCTGAGAAGATAAACCAAAGGTTATCTTTCTGATTTTGTCCCCACCTGAAAGGATAGGGGTACCATCGGCTTCGTATCCCATAACGTCACCAGCGTCAAAGAATTGAGTTTTAAACATAACAGAACCCAAGGTTGTACCTGAGAACGATGTGTTAGCCACGAATCCTTTAAAACCAGCAGGGAATGCATCTACGGGATGGTTACTTGCCATGTTTAACATGATATACTTAGAACGTAATTCATATTCACCATCAGATGTACCAACTTTTCTCGCCACATAACCTGGTAGGTCAGGGTTCATTGAACATCTTGTGAATTTTTCAAGAACAAGTTGATTGTCGTCAGTATCGTTGAAATCACGAACTAACATATCAAATTCACCTGTTTCTAAGTTAATATTAATGATTGAAATTTTTACTTGTTCGTTAGCTGCGTTACCATCAGAGATGGTAATCACTTCAAACAAATCAGATACTTCGCCACCACGAACTTCAGATACAACCATTGGTGACATTGGGGTATCCCATTGTCCCGCGAAGTTTGAACCTTCTGAAACAAACACTTCATTTAAACTTAAACCCCTTACATTACCTTGTTGGAACGCGGCTTTTAAGTATGCAGGATATGCTTCGTAAACATAGATAGGTACTTCATTTCTTGGTTTATCAAACACATCAGTACCTAAAACTTTAGTTATGTACTTAGATGATGTTGTGTCCATAGAACATGTAAATGTCTTACCGCTACTTGTTGTACCCGTAACCTGAATTGTAAATTCAGAGAATGGGTTCACCCCAAGTGAACTACCTACAACATTGAAACTTGTGTTACCTGTCAATTCAAGACCCAAAGTTTGACCTGAGTATGAACCTCTTGGTCTGAAAGCGGCTACAACTTTATTGTTGTGTTCACTTTTAACTGTTGAGTTATAAACAAATTGAGTAACGTTGAAAGTTCCTGTACCACCTGATGTGTATTCAAATAGGTAGGCGTAAACCTCAGTACCACTTGAATTACATACTATATTATACCATTCTTTACCATTTTGGTTGTCAGCATTGTTTAAACCTGTTAAAGGTGAAATTTCTTCTAAACTTGCCGTTAAACCTGATGTAGATGATGATGGTACTTCACCAATAACGAACCATTGTCCGTGGTCAGCGTTTGTGTTACCACTAAATGAGGACAATAGATAATTAGCCATAGTTTGACCATCATATGAAGTAACTCCTGAAATATTTTCAAAGAATGTACTACCTGTTATTTGATTGAAAGTAGATGGGTCACATGTACCTGTGGTTGAACCACTCAAAGAACCCAAGGTTAAACCACCGAGGGTTTTAATTGCGTAAGTCTTAACAGGTTTATAACCTGTAAGACCAAGAATTCTTGTTACGAAAAGTTGATTTGATTCCTCAAGGTAAGATTTTGCTACGTAAGGTAACTCGAATTTTGGGTTACCATTACCATCTTTTACTGGGGTAGAACCTCCGAAGTAAAGTTTAAACTCATCATAATCTGTTACAAGGATTGGTTCAAAAGCGGGACCTTTAAGGGTCTCACCAACTAAACCAAGGGTTGTAACACCAACACTCTGTGCTACGAATGTTAAATCTTTTTCTGATGTGTATACACCCGGAGATACAAATACTCTATTTGAATTTGCCATTTTTAAAAGTTTGGTTAATTTATTTTATTTTCTTATTCTAATAAATATCTTTGTTTTTAGCAAAGATTTCCTGAATTTTTTCAAAAAGGATAATTAAAAATCTTTTTTTATCATTATTTATCTTTATGGAAAAAGAGAACCTAAAAAACATCAAAGTCAGCGAAAAACATCATCAAATGTTGAAAGAATATTGTGATAAAAACGGACTAAAAATTTATAAAGTGGTCCAAAAGTGGATTGAAGAGTCTTGTAAATCGAAGAAAAAAGATATCTACGGGGAAAATTAACTCAAGTAAACAACACTTACTTTTGAACCAATTATTGGTGCCGATAGTAATTTAAACTTGTAGTTACCTGAAACCTCAAAACTGACACCCTCATCTTCCACAAGACCATTAATATCTAAACTGATGATACTATCAAGAGCGCTTGATGTGGTAAACTCTAAACTTGAGCCATCGTAGGTAAAACTTTCATAAATCACATTTAATGGTTTACCAAATGTATCCATAAATGTGTCGTTTCTACCTTTATAATATGTGATAGTTACAACCGAACCATCTAATGGTGGTTGAACAAAAGTTATTTTTGATGTTTGAGCAACGTGAAAGTAATCCACATCTCGTATTTGTACAAGACCATTAATTGCAACAGTAAATAATACATTTATTGTTTCACCCACACTAAAGACGGTTTGAACACCATCAGCGGGAAAAGATACAATTGTTATCTCAATAGTTTTGACAATATACTTTTTGGTATAATTGTTACTCTTAATAAACTCGTTCAATAAAAACATTCTACTAACCGCCGGTTTAACCTCAAACTCCTCGTCGTCTATTAGGAAACCAAGCATTGTAAAGGTGTAATTTTGAATATAGAACCTACGACCTTCCAAAGTATCCATTGGGGTGTTATCCTCGATTCTATCTAAAACAAGAGGTATATAATGACCTTTTACGCTTGTATATGACTGACGAGACGAGAATTTTTGTAAAACAATTCTATTGAACTTATTGATATCCCTAAGTTTTGTACAAACTATTGTTACATCAAAAGTTATATCTATGGCCACAGGTTGTGGTATCTTATATATGTCGGCACCCATTTGTGTCCCGTTCCATGTCGGAACAGAAGCATAGAAGAAATCTCTTCTGTCGGGTATTGTTCGTTGAATTGATGGGTTTGTACCGGGTTGAACGTCTGGTCTCCTGATTACAGCTATAAAGGGTAACTTCATATTACCATCCTCATCCGCAAATGTCCAATTGTTTGAAATCTCACCCCATCTTTGAATCGTCAAGATTCTTGGAATAATGGGTATTTGGTCACCATCAGAAACAATCTTGAAATTTTGTTTTACAAAATCAAGCATACCTAAATCAAGGTCCTCATGTAAAATAGAATCGGGTAAAAAGGTATCTGATTTGGTTATTCTCTCCAATAATTCCTTTCTCCTTCCTACAATGTTAGGACCATTCATGTCTTGTTTAACCCCGTAAACTTGAATATTATTTTTTCTTTTAGGTATTCCCATGATTATATTCCTCTAAATTCAGATTCTTGTGCTGGTACACAAATGATTGTTCTATAATGTGGTTTAAAACCAAACATATTATGTTTATTATCCGATGTTACTTTACCATCATTGGTTACAGTATAGTACCTAATTCTTTCTTCGCTTTCAGGATAACCGATGTAGTCACCATATCTAATATCTATTTTTAATTCTTCTAAATGTTTAATGTAAACAGATATTGTCATATTACCCGGCTCTAAGTATCTACCTAACCCACCCTTATAAGTAGTATTTTTTGGTTCCTCAATCTTTACTAAACCATTAAACTCAACAGGAGGTAAAAATTTAATTTGGTCTTTACCAACCTCAGCATAAACCTCATCCGTATCAGTCTTTTGTTTGTCAACTCTGAACAGAACCAATTTCATATTTAAATCCCCATGAAGGTATTCTTGACCTATCATTTGATTCAAATCAAAATCTGTTTCTGAAAAGAATTTACTGACTCTTGTTATGGGTAATTTATGCTTCATACTCAATAAATAGTTCAATTATTCATTCTATTTTATTATATTTAGTTTATATGCAGAACAAGATTCTCGAAATAGAGGCGAGGGATATACTGCTTGAATATGAAGGTTTTAACAATCAATTACTTGATTGGAAAAACAAATTTCAGAATGTTAAAAATTTTCAATTAACAAGACCTCAAGCGGAATATGTTGTAAAGTATCACGAAACAGTACCTCGAGTTGCTCGAAAGCATATCACCATTGCCAAGAATTTTGGTGAAAAAATTATGGAGGACAAGAAGTTAACCAAAGTACCCGAAAAGATTTGGTGTGAAAAATTATTGTGTGAAAGCGATAAGGCATACCATATATGGGGTAAAATTCTTGATTCCGAAACGAATCATGCGATGTGGCTTCCAAAATCATCTATTGTCCAAGAAGAAAAAAAATTAGACAGAATAATAGATTATAGTCCTTACTCACATAGACCACCAATGGAACATCAAAAAGAAGCCATTGAAAAATTGTTAGCCAATGACAAATACATTCTTGCTGATGATATGGGTCTTGGTAAAAGTACGTCCGCGATTATTGCTTCATTAGAAAGTGGAGCAAAAAAAGTTTTAATTATTTGTCCCGCATCACTAAAGATTAACTGGTCAAGAGAGATTGAAAATTACTCAAGAAAAAAATCATTAATTGTTGAGGGCAGAAAATGGGGTTCCACATTTGATTATTATATAATCAATTATGATATATTAAAAAACTATCATACAACCGATAAATCAGAAGATAGTGAAGCATATAAATTAATCATAAATGAAAATTTTGATTTAGTAATAATTGATGAAGCCCACTACGTTTCAAATCCAACAGCACAGAGAACAAAACTAATTAATGATATTGTAAAACAAATACCTAAGGTGTGGTTACTCACGGGAACCCCAATGACATCAAGACCGATAAACTATTATAATTTATTAAAAATTGTTAATTCACCAATTGCATTAAATTGGCAAGGTTATGTCAGAAGATATTGTGCCGGTTATCAGTTTAGAGTAGGAGGTAAAAAAATATGGAACACAGGCGGTGCAAGTAATTTAGATGAACTAAGAGAAAGAACAAAAAATTTGGTATTAAGAAGAATGAAAACCGACATTCTCGATTTACCCGAAAAAATTATCACCCCTGTTTTTTTAGATATGCAGAGTACTTTTTACAATGAAGAGTTAGAAGAATTCATGAGAATATCTAAGGAAAACAAAAAGAATGAATCAATTAGTGTGACATTAAATCGTTTAATGAAAATTAGACAAGTGATTGCATACGAAAAAGTACCATACACATGTGAGTTAATTGATAAGTTTATAGAACAAGGTAAAAAAGTTATTGTATTTACAAACTTTACTATGAGTTTGGATATGATTCACGAGAAGTATAAGAAAAATTCCGTGACCCTTGATGGTAGAATGTCAAAAGAAAGAAGACAAGAAAGTGTTGACAGATTTCAAAACGAGGATAAAGTAAAAATATTTATATCCAATATTAAAGCGGGAGGTGTTGGGATTACTTTAACCGCTGCGGAAACAGTAATAATGAATGACCTATCATTTGTACCTTCAGACCACTCTCAAGCAGAAGATAGGGCGTATAGATATGGACAGAAGAATAGTGTACTCGTTTACTACCCTATTTTCGAAAACACAATCGAAATGATTGTTTATAATATATTACAAAAGAAAAAGAATATTATCGACCAAGTAATGGGAGATAATGAATATTCAGAAAGTTTTGCTCAATCACTTCTTAATGAGCTCCTCTAAGTACTCTAAACTTTCTTTCTTAGGTACATCCTTTTCAAACTGATTAATTAAATCTCTCCAAGAATCTATTATAACTGATTCATTAAAATCTTGATGATTTTTTGGTAGAATTACATTCACCGACTTATCACCAATTTTAATACTTGTTTCTTCCAAAACATCCATGTTAAATTCTATTCCGTGCTTGGAACAATACATAAAAAATTCAAAAAATATTTTTGATTTAAAAATTGGGTTAATTTGTTCTTCCATTATTACTTGTTCTTTTTTATATGAATATGAATATCTACCCACTTTACTTTTCTTAGTGTCAAATAAATTGGGGGACATCTTTAAGAAAATCATAGTAGATGGGTTTGGGATATGGGTATTTTCATCAATATTCATTTGAGCTAAAACCAAATAATCTATTCCCTTATCAGAATAATAAGATGTGTTGATGGATTTATAAATTACGTTTTCATCATAAATCCTTGCGTTTTTTATTTGGAACTTTTTCTTTTTATATGGTATTTTCTTTTCTATTGTGTACAAGTCCACACCATTTTTCATATCATCTGAGTTACCCCTTAATGATGAATTTCTAATTACATCATAACCATCAGGATACTTTGTTTTTAGAAAAAACTCAACAGCAAGTTCACTAAATGTGCCGGCAGCCATTGTAAAAGTTGCAATTTCTAAAAGGTGATGTAAAATATCGTTCTTGGATACTTTACCCAAGTCCTTAAATAATTTATCACCATAATAATATAACCAATTAAAATAATTTTTTAGCTCATCGTTAATAGATTGAACGTCTTCATTTTTGGGGTCAAAATCGATTAACTTAACCTTTCTACCATCAATCTCCTCTATACCTTTAGAGAAAAAATCATTTGATATATTTTGATTTAGATATTGAACAATTATATCCTGAATATCTGTGTGAGTGTTAAATTGGTTTACCGCAGACCAAGTTCTTTTAGGTGTTAAAACACCTTCCTCACCATTCTCCGTTACTTTTCCATACTGACCATACTTTGAATAGAAAACATCATAAATCACCCTCCAATTGCTCGTAAGGATACTTTTAGAGGTGTCGTATGGTTTTTTACCCACACAAATTCTATTGATTCCTTGTGAAAACCTACTTTTAGTGTATTTGAATTTAAATTTTGATTTCACGAAAAATACTTAATATCCAAATATACGGATATTTATAATAAAAAACAATAGAATGGCATCCACAGTAATAACTCAACCAGATAGAGAAAAACTTTACACACAAATATTCCACCTTTTGGGTATGCCGGTTCGTAGCATTGAACTTACTGAAGAACAAATGGATACCTTTTTGGAATTATCTCTTTCCGAATACGAACAATACGTTAGCGATTGGTTAATCGAGTCCCAATGGTCGGCTTTAGCGGGTTTAGATGTGGATACTCAATCACTTACAAGAGCATTTACAACAAGAAGTTTGGATTACGAAACTCAATATACCCATTCATATTCTAAAATTGTGGGTCTTCAAACAGGTGGTAATTCAGAACTAAAAAAAGATTACATAGAATTAGAAAGGGGAGTTCAAACATATGAAATACCAGCGGGTAGAGAAATTAACGAGCTTTTATGGTTTACAAGAGCAGAATTAACCGACTCAATAGTTGACCCATTCTTAGGTGGATTTGGAGGTCTTGGTGGTGTTGCGTTTGGTGGAGTTGGTGGTTTTGCACAACAAGGTTCATCGGGGTCTTATTTCATGTTACCAGCATATGATTTGTTATTAAGAATGCAAGATAGAAACATTAAGAACCGACTAATTGGTATGGATTTAACATACCGAATTACTGCGGGTCCTAATGGTAAAAAATTAGTACACCTTTACAATGTGCCTGGTGGTAGATTTGATTTCGGTTCAATACAAAACAATAGAGAAAGAGTATGGTATTGGTACTATGACACCACATCTTTAGATACATGTTTAGACAAAAATAGTGGTATTGTTAAATTACCCTCAGATGTTGAGACAGAACAATTGACATGGGATATGTTAAACAAACCCGCACAAAACTGGGTTAGAAAGTATCTCATCACTTACGCCAAAGAAGGTCTTGCAAGAATTTGGGGTAAATTCTCAGGTGATTTACAAGTTCCCGATAGTCAAATTAAACTTGATTACTCAACACTTTTGACTGAAGCAAAAGACGAAAAATTAAAACTTGTTGAAGAGTTAATGGGAAGACTTGAAAGACTTCGTCCTGAAAAAATTCTTGAAAGAAAAGGAAATGAGGCAGAGAATCTTAACAAAGCTCTCAAGTATAGACCGATACAATCACCATTTAACGTGATTTAACTTTCCACCGCATGGTATGCAAAGTCATTACCATTGGTTTGAATTATCTCGTCTTCGTTACTCTTTGTACTGGCAACTTGTAGATTTACAACCTTACGATTGTGGTCAACCCAATACTTGTCAACTAAATCTATACTATTCTCTACATACATAAAGAATGGGTCTCTTTGAACTCTATTCCAAAACATCACCTCACTATCTGATAGTGTCATAACCTCATCGAACTTATCTTGACCATCTTCTTTTAATGGTTGACCACTTATTAGTTCACATTGTGACTTTGTGAAGTATTGTCTGTCTTTGGGGTCTTCAATTAAAATGTCCTCTCGTATCTCAGGTTTGAAAACACAAAGTAATGGTTCAATTCTTTTGTTGAATGTTGTCAAATATCTGGCAACATTATAGTCCCCCGTCATATTTGGATTGTTTTGAATATCTTTTTCAGAAATCATATAACAATTTATTTCCAAATAATCGAATGGCATTTGATAACCATTAGTTGCAAAAAACTCTTCTTGTCTTTTTTTACTTGGTTTAGAAACTTTCTGTACATCTCCATCGGATTTATTTGTCCCATTGTTAACATAATAGATAGTCTCACCGAGACCCGCAGGATAATTGTTTTGTAAAACTAATTCCATATGAGCTTGTCGAGACATTAATGAACCCGACTTGGTTGTTTTCTTAATATGTTTTTTATAATCGTCAACAGATTGTTTTACTCTCGCTTTGTTTGCAATCTTTGATAATGGTATTTCTTTATTAAATATTTTTTCAACGTGTTGATAATATAACTCAACAAACGAAAGTCCATCACCATTTAAAAGGAGTTTTAAACCCTCGTCCAAAAATTCAACTATGTATTCTTGTAATTTTTTTGACTTGATTGTGTTACCTGTAAGTTTTATAACTTCTTTACCTTTCTTTATTAGTTTGATAATGTAGTTCTTACGAGAAACATTAATACACGCAGGTGCGGTGTAGTCAATATCTAAACCCATTTCATTTCTCATGAAAAGGTCATTGAACTCCGCAGTATCGGCTTCAATACCTTTATATTCCTTTCCTAATTCCACTAATTCATTGTTTCCTATACCAATATAAACGTGAGTATTAATTGTGTCAGGAGTTTCAAAGTTCACACCATCCGTATCCATCACAAGTGGTTTATATCCTTTGTTCATGAAAAACATAATCATCATTCTAAGACATTGACGACCTGTACAAGTAATTGTTTCACCCATGTTCATATCACCCCAAGGGAATACCTGTGGCGCAGACAAAGAACCGAAATATGCATTGATAAAAATTTTAATTGGTAATTGTTTTCGGTCATACATCTCCGACTGAACAAGGTCACTTGACTTTAATTCTCCGGCGAGACGTTTATATTTAATACGAATGTTACGGAAATATTTCAACATTGATTTCTGAACATTCATAACATCACAATCAGGAAATACATCATAAACCAGTTGAATAGACGGGTATAGTGATGCATAGTCAAATTTGACAATGTTTTTAGCGTAACCAACGTTTAATAAACGAGACAATCCACCTGTAATTGCACGTTTTTCATCTTTAGTTGGGATTGCTAAATTATTTTCATATGACCACGCCAACATTATAATCTTCCATAGTGTGGCGGTACCCATAGTGGCAATCCTTTCGTAAGTTGTTGGTACTAACTTTGAAAGTAGGAAAGTTGATTGTGAGAAAGAATCATCAACAATCATTGTTTCGTACAAGTCATCATCAAGGTATTGTTCAACAATCCTACGACCCGGCCAAATCTCAAACTTACCCGGATACTTTTTAAGTAAACCTTCAGTTCCCGACTCGCCAATCTTTTTATAGTTACCCGTTTTTGGATTCACGTAGTAACTTTCATTTTCAAGATATATTTTTGAAATCCATGCACCATCAACATACACACGATTTGGTTTTTCTTTTTCCAAATACTTCGTAATATATTTCAATCCCCAAGATTTAATTTCGGAGTTGATTGCTTGTGCTCTACGAACAGAGTGGGCAATATCAATTATATTAAATCCCCATATAACGTGTTGGGTATATGGTTCAATTTCATTGGCTAATTTCAACATCCCTTCCTTTTCTTTCATTCCCTGAGCGGTGAATATTTGTGTCAGACCATTAACGTCAACACCAAGAATATGTGCCCTTTTTAAAATAAATGGCCAATCAAAAAATGCAGAGTTATATCCACCAATAATTGTTGGTTTTACTTCTCTTATTAGTTCAAAAAACTCTTCAATACATTTTTTTTCACCATCTTCACCAAAGGCGGAAATAGTTCTTTGTAAACCGCGATTATCTTTTACTCCGATAAGAATTATCTCACTGGTTTCAGGTTCAAGACCAGTGGTTTCAATGTCAAATACAAATCTGTGAACACCCGAATAATCATCAATTCCCTTGAAGAGTCTTTTCTTTTTTTGTATTAAAAATTGTTCAACGGGCGAAAGTATTGTAAAGTATTGTTTTGTTTTCTCACCCCAAGGGTCTATCCCACCCTGTCTAAAAAAGTTAACCAACTCGGTATATCCTTTCATAGATTTTACCAAGTACGTCATACCATTTTCAAGACGTTCATTACCATGGGTATCTAATTTTTCAATCATGATACCATACTCACCCATTTTCTTTTTCTGTAATGACTTGTTGTTTTGGTAAAAATTTAAACCCGATAAATCCCCAACCCATAGAAATGGTACAAGAGTATCCGTCTTTATTATCTTACCCCTTTCAGGGTCCTGTATAACCTTATAAATTTTATTTGTTTTGTAGTCGTACTCGACTCCAACTATATACTCCTCTGAGTCCCAACCATTTAGAAAACTTTCTATGACCTCTTGTGAAATAACTTCTGACATTTGATATTTTTTTAGTTTGACACATTATCATACACCACTTGGTATAGTTTGTCTTACTATCAAATATACAAAATTTTCATAAAAAATCAAAATATGGTGATGAACAATTTCTCCTTGACAGGAAGAATGAGCTTTGTTGTGGGATTTAAATTAGTGTCTAAAAACTGAACTGTAATCTTACCCTCGTATTTACCCATATTTGCGGTTTGAGATTCTTTAAATCTGTGAGTTATATAGTACTCATCTGTTGTTTGATTATACTTTTTGTCTCTTGTTGTTATATAACAAGTAGAACTTAGTATCTCGGGTTCGCCATCTTCAATCTTAAACATATCAAAAGTAATGTTGGCGTTTTCTAATAAATCATTAAAAGATGATTTGTCGTTTTTGCCATCATCAATCATTCTCATTTTTAAAATCGGGTCACTTGCTCCCTGTCTTATAAAGAATTCCATATTCTATAAATATTACACTGTTGGTGTTTCCGTTGGTGTTGGAGTAGGAGTAGGAGTCGCAGTCAAGCACTGAGCACCAAAGTTAATGGAAAAACTACCAGAATATGATATTACATTGACTGAACCAGAACATGCGCAAACTGTGACTGAATTACCTGCAGTTATAGTATCTCCGGTAATTGTTATTCCATCACAATCAATATAATCCCATTCCGCTACTGTACCAGAAGTAACTGTTATTTCGTTTTCTTCACAAAAACAAGGTTGTGTTGGTGTTGGAGTAGGTGTCTCAGATGTTGCAGTAAGAGATGGCGTAGTCGATGGTGTTGGTGTTACATTTCCGGTTTCACTAACTGTTGGCGTTGGAGTCGGTGTTGTTGTTGTTGGAGTTATTGTGGGGGTTACTGTTGGCGTTGCGGTTGGGGTACTAGTGACTGTTGGTGTTGATGTTCTTGTTGGTGTTATTGTAGGGGTACTAGTAATTGTTGTACTAGCGGTTAGTGTTGGTGTAGATGTAAGTGTTGGGGTCCTTGTTAATGTTGGGGTTGGTGTAACAGTTAAACCCGGAGTTACCGATGGTGTAGGGGTAACGGTTCTCGTTGGTGTTGGAGTTGGAGTAGGTGTTAATACAACACCTGTAACCGTGTCAGAGCATCCTGCAACACAATCAACAATTGTATAACTTGGTCTTATTTGTGTTATGTGATGATGTCTTACATGTACAAAATTTAAAGGTTCTTGAAAGTATTTTACTCTCTTGATATTAAAACAACACACACCAGTGTGTACACCTCCACCATAAAGACTACCCCCACCCCAAGATTGGATAAATGGTTGAACACCTCTTTCTGATGGTACTATTTCTTCAAAATTTTCATATTTGTAAATTGGCCGGCCATTAAGATAAATCTTCAAAACTCCCAATCTTCTATGTCTTTCTAACGCCCATTTTTTTCTTAATTCTTCTGATTCTGTATAGATTGTAGTTTGAGTTGAGGTGATAGAACTTCCTGTTGGTGGGGTGTATGGTATTGTTTTAACACCCGGAATCAAATCGTTCCAACCACCATCGTTTTCAACATTACAATCTGATAAGTGTCTATATCTATCAAATGTTATTGTGATATTAAAATCTTGTGAAGTACCGCTCAAACATAGTTGTGGTGTACTACCTGTTAAAGTATAATAACCACTTTCATAACCTGAATTTCCACAATTACCAGAGTAATGAACAGATTTCCAAACTATTCTCCCATCTGTTGAAAATGAAAAAGATAAATTATTATCCGCATAATCTGATACAGGTGAATCACCCCTTGTTCCAAAATAATAAAAAACACCACCACTTGACCAAGTTAAACCTTGTCTATTGAATACCATATCAATTGTCCAACCTTTTTCGGGTCTTCTATCAAATAAAAATTCACATTTATTTGCTCCGCCACCATGATTGAATTGATATGCCCACGGTTTACAATTTAGAATTGGGTCTGTTGGACAACAATTATTTGCGTTGGCCAACTTATCCACACATCCAAGTTTTACCCCTGTAAATCCCGTAACACTTAAAGAATATAGATTTAATGATTGTCCATTATAACCTATAATTTTAAAATAGTGTTTTTTTTCGTTTTTATCAATAAACTCATAAACATCATTGTCCAAAATGGTATCAAAGTTGTTCATGTGAGTGTGAAACGTTACAAATGGTAACGCCCATGTAAATCCCGAATATGGGTAACTTGGGTCGTTTACCCTATTATCTATTTCATGTAAAATAATGGTTGCTTTGGAACACGATAACCCCACAAGTCCAGTAGTATTGATTTTTAATGAGTCATACACTATCGGGGCATTAAAATCCAAAACATCTTCATCGTAGTCTGTTTCGGTTTTACCAACCTCATAATCGTAAAATTCTGACGAATCTAGCTTTAGGTCGAACTTCGACCCTATAAATTTAAGTATATTCTCACTGTTCATGTTATTAATAAATATCTTTCCCTTATTTTGATATTTATATAAAAAATGGTATTAAATGGATAAATACATAAAAAATATTATTGAAGAGACCTTTGCGTCAAAAAAACAACAAAGGTTTTTCTACGCTCAAGCCGCCAAGGGTGGTAAAAAAGGTAAAAAATGGGCCAAGTGGGCTAAGGAATTCTCAAGTAAAACCGATTTTGATAAAATACCTGATGAGGCCAAAGAAAAGGAGATTGATGAGATTGTGGATGAAAAAGGTAATATTTCAAGAAAAAAAGTACCTGTAAGTAAAGATAGTAAGGGTAATACCAAAAAGACTACAGACCAAGTGGTAAAAACCGGTGGCGGGTCTATGGGTATACATGGCGTACATGGTACTCACACTTCTTTAAGATATTGGGCTGAAGCGGACATGAGTAAAGCTTTGGGTTATGAAAAAACATTAGGTCAAGATGCAGATAAAGAAGATGCTGAAGATTATTTTGAAAAAGAATTAGGGATGAGTGAACCTGAAACTGATGAAAGACTTTCATCCTATGGATATGACGAGAAACTAGAGGGGGACAAAGTTAGATTAATTGAAAACCCCAAAAAGTATATTCAAGATTATGTGGAAAGTGTTTTAATGAAAAAATCAAAAAACGGAGATTTGGTAAATAAAGACCAAATGGAAGATGTTGATAAAGAACTTAACCCGATTGTAAAAAAACAAATCGAAGCACTTAAAAACACATTAGTAAAGAATAATCTTTCAGTAAAAGATGTTCTAAAACTTTTAGACAAAGACGATGAATAAAGATTTAAAAGGTAGAGTTTTTAATGTACCCCAAGATATTTTGGATAAAATAAACCAAACAGTTTATGGTTTAAATGGTCAGAATGTGCGTGGAATTCAAAGAGCAAAAAAACTTTTACAAGATAAATCTGTAAAGTATGGTCAGTTAAAAAGGATTATCCATGATATTCAAAATTTTGATAAAACAAAAGACCAAGTAAAATATAATTTATGTGGTGGTGAGTTGATGGAAAAATGGGCGATGACTCATTTACAAGGTGAAAGAGACTTAATCAAAGGAAACAAAGAGTCGAGAAAAAATGCTGATGAAATGTCGGGATTAACGGGAGAGAGAAAAAATAGTCATTTAAAATCCCACTCAAAAAAATTTAGTTTTAAAATACCAACAAATCTTGTTAAAAGTAATTCACATAAAACAAGTATATCACCAATAACATCGTTGGGTTTATTTGAAGAACTTGAAAAAATAAAGAAATTAATATCTTATTAATATGCCAACTCAATTAGAGATAATCGCAGAACAACAAAGACAAATTCACATTGCCAAAAACGGGTACAATCCTAATGACATTTATAGTTCAAGTAGTAGGAATGCAACTTCAGATGGTGATGAAAAGGGAAAGGGTGAACTAAATGGTAGTGTAGGTTCCAAAACAGACATTATAGAAAGAAACGCCTCATTTGCAAGAAACACATATAATCCATTAGGTGGATATGATTCAAATCACCCAAATGCATTATCAACAGGTGATGAAAAGGGTAAAGGTGAAAATACAGGTGCAATTGGAAGTTCTGTTGACATTAATATGAGAAACACATTACTATCAAGAAACATATACAATTCTAATTTTGGATATGGTGTAAATAACCCTAACGCTGTTTCAGATGGTGATGAAAAGGGAAAAGGTGAAAGTAATGGAGGAAGTATTGGTTCAAACACCGATATAAACGAAAGAAATTCATCATTTGCAAGAAATACATATAATCCAAACACGGGTTACGATTCAAATCATCCAAATGCATTGTCTACGGGTGATGAAAAAGGTAAAGGAGAATTGAACAATAACATTGGTGGATTAACAGATATAAACCAAAGGACGACCTTGCTAGCAAGAAACACATATAATAATGTTTCTCAGTATGATTCTAACCACCCAAATGCATTGTCTACGGGTGATGAAAAAGGTAAAGGAGAATTAAATAATAATGTGGGAGGTTTAACAGATATAAATCAAAGAATCGATTTATTAGGTAGAAACATTTATGGTAAAACTTTTGAATATTCATCAGTAAATCCAAACGCAATGTCTGATGGTGATGAAAAAGGTAGAGGTGAAAATAATAATTCTGTGGGCACAAGAACAGACATAAATGAAAGAGTCGTATCTGTTGCAAGAAATAGATACAAAGATTCTAACACGTATCCCGATTTTTAATGATTAATTTTAATCGAATATTATCTAATCTTCTTATGGAAGCACCCCTTGGTAGTAAAAGGGATAGATTAATTCGTGCAATTAAAAATCGTAACCCCGTTTCTTTTTATTATAATGGTAAGAGGGGCGAAGTTTTACCGGGTAGAAGAATTAAAGCTGAATTGGTTGCTTTAGGTGTCACCAAAAAAGGAAATGTTGTTGTTAGAGGTTGGGTACAACCACCATCAGTATCTAAGAAAGGTTTTAGTGAACATGGATGGAGATTGTTTATTATAAACAATATGTCAGGTATTCAAGTATATGAGGATGAAACCTTTGATACAAAAAGAACCGGATTAAATGATAGTGGAGATAAAAGTTTAACCGCTGTCTATGCAACAAGTGATTGGGGCATATCACCCAAACCAAAACAAGTGGAACCACAACGACCAACCGCTCCAACTCCAACACCTCAAAAACCTGAGATTAAAAAAGAATTACCACAACCAAAACAAGACGACAAACCGACTCAAACACCTGAACCTGAAATTAATTTTGCCGGTCAAGTTTATGATGAATTAAAAACTAAGATTCAAGATGTTGAGGGGCAAAAACAAATTACCCCCGATGAATTTTCAAAATCACTTGACGTACTAAGAAAAAAGAAATTACAGGATTGGTCAAATAGACAAAGAGAATTAGGTGTCAATACGAATCCGGGTGAAGGTACACGTAGAAGAATAGAAAAAGATGCCGAGGTTGAGTTATATAATGAATTGAAAAAGAATAATATAATCGTTGCTCCTTCACAATTACAAGAATCAATAAGTAGAATAAGAACTTTAATGTTCTTTTAAAAATATTTATATTTTAAAAAACTATTAATATGTCAGGAAAAGGAGTAATATCAGAAAATGGATTAATGCAGAAATTGGTTCAAGCCAAAAAAGTAATGAATAAGGTTGATGGGGGAAACTTTGAAAGAGGTCACGTCAATGAAACACTATTAAGGTCAAATCCCGAAGACATCAAATCTACTGATGCTGTCGAATCATCACCAAAACAAAAAACATATTCACATAATCCAAAAATGATTATGGAGTCAAAATTACCAGACGTAATTAAAAAGGCGATGATTGACAACCCAATTCCTCAAATTAGTTTAAGTGATTCACTTGATTTAGATTTTGTCAACAAGACAAAAAAATTAATGGAGGCTGAAGGTGTAACATCTAAACCAAAACAATCCGTATCAAAATCTTCATCATCAAACGTTGATATGAAAGAGATTGCAATCATAATTGAGAATACTGTTCGTAAAGTATTGGATGAGAAGCTAAATCAATTATTAACCGCCCAACAGACACTTTCAATTAATGAAAATTTAGTTTTAAAAGTTGGCGATTCCATATTCAAGGGTAAAATTACTGGAGTAAATAAATCCAAGTGACATTTGATTTTTTGAATTTTTTTCCTTATCATTTAAGACATACAAGTATATTGAATGTCAAAAATTAGAATATTAGCAATACCACCGGACCAATTTGGTGTGGGTAAATATAGAATATTAGACCCATTTAAATATATTGCAGAACATTACTCAGATGAATTTCATGTCGACATTAGTCTTAATGCCGATGAAAATGATGAATTTTTTAAAAACTATGATATTGTTGTTTTCCATAGTTTTATTCATCATTTGTCACATGAAAAAAATCTTGATAGGATTCACAGACTAAAATCACAAGGGATTAAAGTTGTTATGGACACCGATGACTATTGGGCTGTTGACCATAGACACCCAATGTATCACCAAATTAAAGCAAACGAAATACCAAGAAAGAAAATAGAAATGATGAAGTTATCTGATTGGGTAACTTGTACTACTGAAATTTTTGAAAAGTCAATTCGTTCAAAAGTTGGGATTAAAAACGTAGTTGTATTTCCAAATGCAGTGGACCCAAATGAAACTCAATTTCAACCCAATCCAACGGAATCAGATAAAATAAGATTTGGGTGGCTAGGTGGCTCAACGCATTTACATGATATTGATTTAATGTCATCAGGAATTTCTTCTGTTCTTGGTCAAACTAATAATACTCAATTTGTTCTGTGTGGGTTTGATTTAAGAGGTAATGTAACTGAAATTAACCCAATAACAAAAGAACAAAGAGCGCGACCCATACAACCAATGGAAACTGTATGGTATAAGTATGAAGAGATTTTTACTGACAAATATCGTTTTGTTGATGAGGACTATAAAAACTATCTCTTAACTTTTACTGAAACAGAATTTGATTCTTCTAATAAAAGATATAGAAGAGTATGGACCCAACCTGTGAGCAAATACGCTTCAAATTACAATCTTTTTGATATTTCATTAGCACCATTAGTTCCAAGTGAATTTAATGCCAATAAATCACAATTAAAAGTGATTGAAGCTGGATTCCATAAAAAAGCATTAATTGCCAGTGAAACCCAACCATATACCCTTGATTTAATTGGGGCAATAGAATATGGTGGCAAGTTTAATGACAAAGGAAATTGTTTATTAGTTTCCCCGAGTAAAAATCACAAACAATGGTCCCAACACATGAAAAGATTAGTCGACAATCCTAACATGATTGAAGACTTAGGAAATAAACTTTACGAAACTGTCAAAGACAGATATTCATTAAAAAATGTTTCTAAAAATAGAACAGAATTTTTCAAATCAATAATTTAAAAACCAAAAAACATGCATTATTTAGTAACAGTAGGTTACGAGTTAGAACAACTCGACCGCAACGGAAACCCAAGACTTCAAAAAGTTAAGTACATTGTTGACGCAGAATCAGTTGAAGAGGCAACAATTGTTGTCTCAAAATATAGAGCTGGAGATACTCGAGGAAGCGAAAGTTTGGCAATTGTTAAAATGCCGATTGAATGTATCATTGACAAGAACAACACACCTGAATATTATAAATAAATTTTTATGCAGTTTCACAGCAAAGACGTTCAGATTCTCAGACAATCTCAAATTAAACTTGTATTAGAGTATTTTAATTCTGTTGGGTTAACAGTGACAGTTGAGGAATTACAAAGGGTAACCGATGTATTTGTTGAATGTTGTTTAAGACCCACCGATGACGATTTAAAAAATAGAATTAAATCACTCGACAAGTGGGTGTCTGATAAACTATCAGAAAAAAATTTAATATTAGAAGAAAAAAATGGATAAAAAAGAAATTGACGACTACATTAAAAAGCTCGAATCAATTGAAAAGGAATTGATGTCGGATGACCCTGAATTATCTGTTATAGGTGATTTAAATAAGTTGTTGTCATCATTAGATACCGAAGTATCAACCGAAATAAACTTTGCACCACTAGAAATTAAAATAAAGAAACTTAATCCAACCGCCATAATACCTGCTTACGCTAAACATGGTGACGCTGGTGTGGATTTGACGATAACGAGTATCATATCAGAAACAACAACCGACGTATCGTATGGATTTGGTATTGCTTTAGAAATACCAAATGGGTATGTTGGATTGGTGTTTCCCCGCTCATCAATTAGAAAATACGATTTAGCGTTAACAAATTGTGTTGGTGTAATTGATAGTGGTTATAGGGGTGAACTTCAAGCAACGTTTAAAAAGACAAATTGGTTAAAGGGGGATTCTTCAGAAAAATATAACGTGGGAGATAAAGGTGCGCAGATAATGATAATTCCATATCCACAATTAAAATTTACAGAAGTTAATGAACTTTCATCAAGTGAAAGAGGGGAAGGTGGATTTGGTTCGACTGGAAAATAAACATATTATTAAAAAACAAATAATTGAAAAGAGCAAATTCGAAATCGGGAACTACAAAGACGAGTACATTAATCGATGAAAAGAAATTAATAAAGAAAGATAGGGTTAGACAAATCATTAAACAACCAAAAGAAAAGTTCCTAACTAAAAACCAAGAACAATATTGGAAAATTTTAGGAGAAAATGAAATTACTCTTTGTTTTGGTCCTGCGGGTGTAGGTAAATCATATATCGCAATGAAACGTGCGGTTGATTTATTATGGGATGATAACAATAAGTTTGAAAAAATTATCATTGTGCGTCCAGCAGTTGAGGCAGAAGAAAAACTTGGTTCACTACCGGGTAACTTAGAAGAAAAACTTGACCCATACATCTACCCATCTTATTATCTTTTGAATAAAATTATAGGTAAAGAATCTAGAGAAAGATTAAAAGAGGAAGGATTTATTGAAATTGCAGCTTTAGCATATATGAGAGGATGGAATGTTGATAATACGATTCTTGTATTTGAAGAAGCCCAAAATACAACCCCTGCTCAAATGAAACTTCTTCTAACAAGAATTGGTTTCAACTCCAAATTTTTTATTTCAGGCGATTTAGAACAATCAGACAAATTCAAAGACAAAACAAAAACAGGTTTGTACGACGCAAAAATTCGTTTACAGGATATTAAAAATATTGGAATTTTTGAATTTGACAATAAAGACATTGTTAGGAATCCAATTATATCGGAAATATTAAAAAGGTACGATTAATCCTTTACTTATAACACTTTTAAATTTATATTTCCAAATATGGAAGTATTCGTGAGCATTGATGGTGTTCTAAGGAACATGATTCAAAAGTTTGATTATCACTACAAAGATTATTTTATTAATACTGAAACCGAAAATGAAGAATCTTTTGATTATGGTGTTAAAGAACCAATTTTAAATGATAATATTTTAGACTCTTATAAATTTCAATCATACGATGAATTTATTAAGTTCTTATATTTTGATTTTCCTATCGAAATTTTTGGTCACGCGGGTTTAAGTTACAATCAAGCAGCTACAGAATTAAACACATTAATATTTGAAAATTTAAACACAACATTTACATTAGTTGGATTGAATGAAAAGGGTAAAGCAAAACCCTCAACACTTTTCTTTTTGTCACGAAATGGTATCATATGTGATAATGTAAAATTTTCTAATCTTGATGAAATTAAAAAATTATGGAAACAATGTGATGTATGGATTACCGATGATAAAAGGGTAATAGATTCTTGTCCGACAAGTAAAAGGGCAATAAAATTTAATACTTCATTTAATAATCACTTTACAAATCCATTGGAAATAAATAAATTATCAGAAATAAAAAAAGAATGGTTGAAATATTCGGAAAAAACTATTACATCGACATTGAAGGGATTACTGCAAAATGTCAAACAGGTAATGCGGTCCGAAATGAAGACGGAAGTGAAAGCTTAGAAGTAAATCTTTTTAAATACGAAACCATAAAATTATGTGTAGAAAGAGTATTAAACGAAATACAAGAAATTGATGAGGAGATGGGTCCGTTTGGACAGGGAGATTTATCAATATCATTTAAAATTGCATTTAACACACTAATAAAATACCAAATCTTAATGGAAGAAGATGAATAATAAAGAAAACTTAGAAAAATTAGAATCTTCATTGAGTAATTTAAACTCAAATGAACATGTGATTTATTTTTTGACTTATGACACAAAAAATAATCCAAGAGCCGGAATTAAACATATCTATGACATGGCTTTAACCTTAAAAGAAAACGGCAATAATGTGAAAATATTAGTGGAGGATAAAACCTACACAGGTGTTAAAGGATGGTTAGGTGATAAATATGACTCTATCGATGTTGTCACCATCAAAGACGATAGAGTTGAAATAAAAATCGAGGATATCATTGTAATTCCTGAATATTACTCAAATGCATTGGAGAATCTATCAAACATTAGATGTGTAAAAGTAATGTTAGTCCAACAAAAAGAACTAATATTTGAAACATTACCTATTGGTAGTAAGTGGAGTGATTACGGATTTGATAAAGCAATAACAACCACTGTTAATACTAAAGAATACATCAATGATTATTTTAAAGATATCAACGTTTTCATAATCCCACCAATGATTGGGGACCATTTTGTACCATCCACAAAATTAACTAAACCAACAATTGCAATTTCTTGTAGAGACAGGTCAATTAATAAGAAATTAATCTCTGAATTCTATATTAAACACCCTCATTTAAGATGGATTAACTTCAAAGACATGAATCAAATTACATATGAAGATTTTCCTTCTGTGTTAAGCGAGTGCATGGTGTCTGTATGGGTAGATGATGACTCTACTTTTGGTACATTCCCATTGGAGTCCATGAAGTGCGGAGTACCGGTAGTTGGTAAAATTCCAAAAACTGACCCAGATTGGATTGGTGAAAACGGAATGTGGACATATGATGAATCTAAGATTACTGAAATCCTTGGGAAATTTGTTATGGCTTGGTTAGAGGGAGTTGAGTTATCTGATGAAGTAAAAGAGAAAATGAAAGATACTCTTTTACCATATGATTCTGAAATTACTAAGAAAAATATCATCGCAATATTTGATTCTTTCAAAACTAACAGAATTGCGACTATTGAAAAAGCATTAGAAAAATTAAATAAAGAGGAGGTTACAGCATGAAAAATACAACAATAATTCTACCCATTCATTTATGGGATGATGACCATAAAATAATGTTTGAGAATTCGGTAAAATCTGTTGGGGAGTTTTCAAACGACGTTAAATTACTAATTGTAGGACCTAAAAAAGTGGTTTCAAACATTCAGGTTGTTTCAGATAAAATAGAATCTAAAATAATCGAAAATGAGGGCCCTACAGATTTTTGTAGTCAAGTAAACCTTGGCATTGACAAATGTGATACTGAATGGTTTTCTATTTTAGAAGTGGACGATGAATTCAAACCCACATGGTTAAAGTCTATGGATGCATATAGTAAAGAAAACCCTAATGTGGATGTGTTTTTACCTGTTGTTAAAGACATCAATGTGGAGGGTAAGTTCTTGAGTTATACAAATGAATCTACATGGGCATATGGGTTTACAGAGAAACAGGGAATTTTAGATAACGAAGCATTACTCGACTACCAAAATTTTCAAATAAGTGGTGGATTTTATAGAACTTCTGTTATTAAGGAAAATGGTAAATTAAAAGAAAATATCAAATTAACTTTTGGGTATGAATTTCTTCTAAGACTAACACACAACAATGTTGTAGTTATGACAGTACCAAAAGTGGGATACCAACATGTTAACTTCAGGGAAAACTCATTATTTTGGTTATACAAAAATGACAACTCAATGAAAATGTCAGAAGGTGAGGTTAAATTCTGGCTTGAGACCGCTAAAAAAGAATTCTTCTTTAAAAATAAACGCGATGTAAAATATGTACTAAGCTAATATGCCCCGTAAAAGAACCCAAAAAATATATTTTGGGGAGGAGCAAGAACAAGCGGTAGTCCGATATCTACAATCAGACTCCGAGTCAGAAAAGAACAAGATATTCAATGAATATTTAAGAGAACCTCTCATCATAATGGTCGAATCAATTATTCGACGTTATAAATTATATAGAAAAGACTTTGAATTTGTAGATATCCATGCGGATACCATGTCGTTTTTGATTACTAAAATTAACAAATTCGACCATACAAAAAACCATAAAGCATACTCCTATTTTGGTACCATCTGTAAGAATTATCTTATGGGTGCTATTCAAAAAGACGCAAAGGAAATGAACAGAAGTGTATCCTATGATGATATATCGTCAGACTTGGAGGAAAGCACCGAACATTCATATACTATAGACGAGACCCATATAGATTATAAAGACGTTATAATCAAGTTTACTATAGAAATGGAGGAATTTATGGAGGCGGAAGATTTATCCGAAAATGAACAAAAATTGGGTTTTGCGTTACTTGAAATATTTGGAAACTTTGAAAAGATATTTCAAATTGGTGATGGTAATAAGTTTAATAAAAACCTAATTCTTTTATCATTAAGGGAGATGACTTCACTTTCAACCAAGGAAATAAGAATTTCCATGAGAAAGTACAAAAAACTATACGAGGGGATAATGTTCAAGTTCATAAATTAACAAATTATCTATTTATAGAGTATGAGAGAAAGAAAGAATATAATATCTCTTGACACGGATTCTGCACTTGCACTTATGCAAGAAATCTATAATGATATTGTAGAACAAAAGAATACCGCCTCAATGATTACAAAGAAGATGTTGACATTCATGAAAGACGCAGAGGACATGAGTGTTATAGGTCCCGTAATTAAAGAACAACAAAAGATATTAAACGATTGTACTGAAAAGAAAATCTCATTGGTCAAACTTCAGAGTGCCCTACTCAAGCAAACCCAAGGTTCAGGTTCCGGTGTCGGCGGTGGTAAATTACAACTAACCGACGAGGATAGAGTTTTGTTAGAGAAGTTAATGGACGACTCTGACGAAGACCCTAAACCCGGAATCTATAAAACCTAATGAGTAAGTTAAAAAATACCAAAAAGAAGCTTCAATCAAAAATTGAAGCAATTAAAAAGATTAACGACGACCCAAAAGGGTTTGAGGATGATGTTGCGGATAAGTATCTAAAAAATATCCCGTCAACAAATGATTTTGTAGGTAAAAAACTTGACGCATTAAAAAATAAAAGAGCCCAAAAAAAGGAAAATAAAAAAGATATTTTTGAGGAACTTTTAGATGTTGTTGAACAATTTTTAGGGGTAGATAAGAAAAATTCTGAATCAGATGCCAGTGTTGTACAATCGGGTACAACCACAAATCCTGAAAAAAATAAAACAAAGAAAAGGGTAAAGCAACATGCTCTTTCAGCAACAGAAAAAACATTAGATTCTGCAAAAGATATTGTTGTTAAAAGATTAAGTGAAGCCCTTTTTATGGGTGACGGAATTTGTGGTAGTAATGGCACATTAACCGGTGACACAATAAATTTAAAACCCGAAGAATTTGATTTTCTTGATATTCTTACTATGGACCCCACAAGTCCATGTGGTCAAATTATATATGAACCAAAGAATCCGGATAGAAACAAACAAAAGGTAAACAGAGAATTATATAAAATATTTAGCGGAGGTTCATATACATTCACTTCAAATAACAATACTTCATTATTCAATGCAAGTTGGAGTAGTGCGAATCAACATTATGTAATTACGGGTCTAACCCAAGGAAATGCTAACGGAATTAAAGTTCAAAACTTTATTTCGGATTATTATTCATCTATTGAATTTCCCGAACTAAATGACATTGCAAAGACTGCGATGTTACTTACAATGCAAGGCAGTCAAAAATGCGGTAAAACAAAAAAATACGAAGCGTCAATAAATAATATTGATAGATTATTAAAAAAATTATTATCAATATGTGGTTCAGACAATAACAAAGACGACTTAAAGAAACAAAATGCGGTTGACATGTTCGACCAAAGCGAAGAAAATATTGAGTTTTACTTTGATTTTGATGATGTTGAGGGGATTGACTTAGATGATGAAGATTTGAGATATAGAAGAGTTCTTAGGTTTAAAGATTGTTATAATTTTGAAATGGAGGTTGACGACACCCATATTGAAGATTTTATATATCTAACAAAAAATAAAGATATTAAAAAGGCGATTGATGATTCTCTTAATAAAGTAGCCGCTGACGCAAGTGAACAATCGGGATTATCCTTATCCATATCTGACTTATTAAATAGTCTACTTAATAGTTTCATTTTAAGTTTACCAAAGGCAATAATGATGGCTGTTTTATCGGCTAAATTATTTTTACCTCTGATAATTTTATACAAATATTTCAAAACACTTGCATTAAATGTTGTTGTAAACATTAAAGAATTAGTTAAGAAATTCTATAAGGCGGTTTATTTTATTATTAAAGATTTATTTTGGTTGTTTATTACCGAATTTTGGAAACTTATTAAAATTGACTTAATTGCGTTTGTAACAAGATTGGTTAAAAAAATATTAAAGGAAAAATATAAAAGATATCTTTTAATTGTTTCTTCATTACTTGCTCTTTTAAGAAAAGCAAAGGAAACTGAAATAGATAATTGTTATAGTATTTTTCAAACAATACTAAACACAATAACAACCGCATTGAATGGAAAAACACCATTTGATATTGCATCATTTTTATTATTGGCATCAGACCTATCGCCAGGTTTTAGTAAAGAGAGGGCGTTTGTAAACATTAGTGAAAAAATGGCAGCTGCGGGTATCCCAACAGGACCAATATTTGGTGAGGATAATGATTTTATGACTGCCATTAAGAACGTAATTGATGGATACTCCGAAGAAGAAGATGCAAACTCATTTGTCAAGATTGTACTTAAAGGAGGTGTACTACCAGGACCAACGGGTGGTGCGGTAATTCCACCCGGAATAATCTCAGGTGTGGGTAAAAAGATTTAATATGGAAAAAGAAAAGATTATAGAGATTGTTGAAAACGTTGAGAACAAATCCAACAAGGATTTATTTGATGTGGAATCTTCTCTTTTTGATGAATACGAAAAGACAAAAGAGATTGTGGTTGCACTGACAAAACATATGGAAATCATTGAAGATTTACATGGTAAAATTGTTGAAGAAATAGAAAAAAGAAAGGCGTTATGAAAATAATTGATTTAGGTGTTTGTATCGACAATAAAGACCCATTGGGTATAGGAAGAATTCGCCTTGTTGACTACGATGACTACGTGGCCGGTAAGGAAAACTATAAAAAATATAAACCATGGGGTGAAGACGATTTATTTATTGCTTTACCATTCTTACCTAACAATATTAATTTTATTCCTGAGGTAAATCAAACAGTAAAAGTTATACGATATAACACAGATAAAACAACTGTTAACCAAGAATATATAAGTGGTCCTTTCACAACAAGATACGATTTTAACTCTCAAATATTCTCACAACAAATTGCTCCTACAACATTCGGTTCAGGAATTAAAGATAAACCTGAAATATTTTCCAACGGAAATCTACCACCCGATTGCGAAGGAACCATTTCAAAAAATACCGATTATGCCGTTTCAGGTAAATTTGGTTCAGATGCTCTTTTTACTGAAAATGGTCTTGTCCTAAGAGGAGGTAAATTATTGTCAAAACAGGCATCAACTGTTGAGGAAAGAAAACGATTATCCAATTACCCAATCGCCGCTAAGAAAGTAGCTAAATTACATCTAAAGAAATTCTCTGAAAAAAGAGAATTAAAAATTGACGTTGTTGAAAAGACAATATATGAAAATGCAAATTTATTATATGTAATTGAATATTCAATAGATAGTATATCTACCCCCACAACAATAAACTTTTTTGTTTACAAAATTAACACAGGGGTTTACGGGGATATTTTTAAATCAAATACTTTCACAGAATTTACCGAAATACCGACGACATTATGTGTTTTGTTAAACGATGATGGGACCACAACAACCCCAACATTTAGCGTAAACATGACCACAAAAACAGATTACACAACTTATACAATAAATGAAAAAATAAGTACTATTTGTTCAGAAATAAGATTAACCCTTCTCAAAATAAAAGAAGATGGATTTGATGGATTATTTAGTTCCACTATCAATGCGAAATTTGATTCACAGGAAGATTTAAAACTAATTTATCCATTCTTTTTTAGACCAACACAATCACTTAGAACTTTATCAACATCAAACACCACAGAGTTAGAAAGAAAAAATACTTTATTAAGTGGGGTTAAATTATCTAAAGGAGTTCAACAGAGCGGACTTGTGTGGTCAACATCGAGATTTAGTGCCCCATCATCTGTAAAACCAGAAGAATCTGAAAAATTAGTAAAAAACAATACCTCAAGGGAACAAACATTTTCAAGTTTAACCTCTGATAAAATATACCTTTTGTCGACTGATACAAACTTTACAGACAAATATGTGGAATTCGAGAAATTAAACAACTATGAATATACCCAAGAGGACTACTTAGGTGAAATTGACCCAAACACATATGCAATTGTTAGAGGGGAGGTTCTTTTGGAATTTTTAAGGGCGATGTATAATGTCCTATTAACTCACACCCATAACATCAACAAACCATACGCAAGGACAACATATGACTCACATGACACCTTAGTGGAACTCTTTAACAAACTTGAATCAGAACTTCTGAACAAGTCGGTGAGAACCAACTAATTTGATATTTATTAAATAAAAAGATGTCATATTTCCGTTCATATTTCGAGAAAAACAATACAATTATTAAAAATTCTCAGGTGAATACCGCAAAAAACCCCACCACGGAGATTTTTTACGGGTCTGGTTTTTCTAAATTTTTATTTAAAGTAGACTTTACGGATTTAATATCTAAAATCCAAAATGGTGATTTGGTTATTAATTCAAATACCAAACATTACTTAAAAATGACCAATACAGTGTCAGGAGATGCTCAATTGGTGGGCGAGAAAAGAAACACAGGAAGACAAAGAACCACATCTTTTGATTTGATTCTTTTTCAAATACCTGAAAATTGGGATGAGGGTGTTGGTTTCGATTATGAAGATGGTGGATATGATTATACTGTTGGTAACAATACATTTGATGAAAGACCTTGTAACTGGTATAATAGAACGACTTTAAATTCTTGGACGACACCGGGAATATATCAAAGTACTCCCACAATAGTTAGTACAATACACTTTGATAATGGTGATGAAAATATAAATGTGGATATTACAAACTATGTTAATGGTATTGTACTATCAGGTAACACCAACCATGGGTTAGGTTTGGCTTTTGCCATATTATATGAAAATATTAATGATGAATATGACCAATCGGTCGCATTCTTTACCAAATACACACAGACATTCTATGAACCATTTGTTGAAACACAATTTGCGGATAGAATTGAGGACCATAGACAAAACTTTATAGGTGAAAGACAGAATAATTTGTATCTGTATGTGACAAAAGGTACTAACTTCTACAACTTAACAAATCTCCCAACAGTAGATATCCTGAATAGTTCGGGAGTGGCAATTACTGGATTAACAGGGTTAACCACAACAAGAATAAGAAAAGGAATATACAAAGTAACCTTTGGTTTAACAGGTGAGTTATGTGATGGTAAGAGATTCTTCTATGATAAATGGAAAAATTTATCTATAGATGGGGTTTCAATTGCGGATGTAACTCAAAAGTTTGTACCAAAACCATTTACCGATTACTACTCATTTGGTTCAAACCCAACTGAAGCTCAAAAATACATAATTCAGTTTTCCGGTATTAAACAAAATGAAAGAATTATAAGAGGTGAGTTGAAAAAAATAGTCCTATCATTTAAATCTATTGAAGTACCAAGGGCCCAACTATTTGAAGATGTTTACTATCGTGTTTTTGTAAAAGAGGGTAAAACTAATGTCATTGTATATGATTGGACTAAAGTTGATATGACAACAACCGAAAATTCATTCTTTTTGGATACATCATATATGATTCCAAGAGAATATTTTATGGAGTTCAAAGCCAAAACTCACACGGAAGAAATCTTCTATGATGATTATGTAAAATTTGAAATATTGTCAGAAAAGTAAAATATTTATAGATTATGAGTAAACTTGAAAACATTATCAAAAAACACCTTAAAACAATTAGTGAAGGTGGGATGCCAGAACAAGAGAACTATATGTTCTTCGGTAACATTGAACAAATGAAAAGACAATGTGAATTGTTGATGAATGAGGATAAAAACGAAATTGATTCCATTCTTAAACAACACGATTGGGCTCAAGACCATATATCTGAAGCCAAGAGTTTGTTAGACCAAGTTTTTGATTTTTTAAAGAACCAAATTGAACCTTCAAGTAAAGTAAGAGGGGACCTTAGTCAATTTAGTATGAATGAAGAAACTTCTATTGATGAAGGAAAAAATAAACCAACCAATCCTAAGTTATGGGCCAGAGCAAAATCTATGGCCAAATCTAAATTTAAAGTATATCCT